ACGCAATCACCTAGCACAGTAACCACCATTACGAGCACCGAGAAGTCTCTTACTGTCACCGGCATAGCGACCACCGACTTTGTGTTCTACAACGACCCGAGCACGGCCGTTGCGGGGCTTGGCATCGGCAACGTTCGGGTGTCTGCGGCCAATACGCTCGGTCTTACGCTCATCAACCCGACCGCGGGCACTGTGACAGCCACAGCGAGCGCGGTTGAGCGCATCGTTACTCTGTCAGGGCTGCCCACGCTCTCTGCAACGCTTTCGCCCGCGCCGGTCTTGACCAAGACTGCGGTGGAGCAGCAGTTCACCGTGACCGGCGTATCGGCGTCGAGCCTGGTCGGTGTCATGAAGCCGACTTCTCAGGCCGGCATCGATATCGTCGGCATGCGTGCCATATCCAACAACCTCATCGGTATCACCTTCGCCAATGTGACGGCGGCGACTGTCACTCCTACTGCGAGCGAGTCTTATACCATCGCCGCGCTCAGTGGCATCAACGCAGTGAGTCCCATCCTTCAGGCCGGGGCGACCATCACTTCGGGACCGAGCGCCGTGGTCACCTCGTCCGCATCAGAGCAGGCCATCGTGCTGACCGGGCTCCTCACTACCGATGTCGTAGTCGGCATCTCCAAGCCCACCAACCAGGCGGGCCTCGTCGTCTGCGGGGGCCGAGTGTCGGCCGCAAACAGTCTCGGGGTCTCGTTCGGCAACTGTACGGTGACCTCTATCACGCCGACCGCGAGCGAGGTCTACCAGACGACCATCTACCGTGCGGCACCGACTGCACCCCTCGTGCTCTATTCTGTGGCCTTGACGCCGGCGTCGGTAGCGGCCAACACTTGCGCGGAGCAAACCTTCACGGTGACCGGGCTTCTCGCTACCGGGGTGGTGTGGGTCAACAAGCCTTCATGGACGCCAGGGCTCGGCATTTCGGGCGTGCGGGCAAGTGCCGCCGGCACCATCGGCATCAACTACATCAACGTGACCGCGGCCGCCATCGTGCCCCCGCCCGAGACCTATCTCATCGGCCAGTTCCAGATGGTGAACCCTGGAGCGTTGAACAACGTCAAGGAGTTCGTGCCCCCGTCCGTGCAAAGCAGCGATCTGATGCTGAACAATTTCCGTACCGCCCTGGTCGCCAAGGGGCTCATCAAGGGCAGTTGAGCATGCGCTTGTTGCGCGCGCAGTGGGCAGGGCTTGCAGGAGCTGTTATGGCCCTGGTCCAGGGGGCGGTAGCCGCGGCGCCTGTTTCTGGGGTTGCGCACGCGACCATTGAGAGCATGGCGACGTGCATTCTCTTTGTGGGCGGTGCCATCCTGGCTCTCACCCGCGATCCGCGCTGTCAGCCGAAGATTGACCGGCTGAATGACATCCTGATGCGGGCGCTTGCCAAGGATCTTGGGGTACAGGATGACCGGCCAATATCAGGCGATAAGCCCAGAGAGCCATGATAAGGAGGCATTATGCCAAAAGGTACACGAGTCGCTCGCTGCGTCGAGCATGTCAAGCGCAAGGGCGGGGGGAAGAATCCATACGCGATCTGCCAGAGCGCGACGGGACAGTCCTACCAAACGGGCAAGCCCCTGAAGAAGAAGGGGGGTCGCAGATGATTGAATCGAGCCGCTATGTGGTCATCGGCACCCCGACGCTGGACGGCATGGTGACGGTGGAGTATCTGCGCTCGCTCGTGGGAACGGTGCAGCTACTGACAGCGAACGGCATCCATAGCGAGGTGAGCCTTCAGGTGGGGGATTCCTTCATCCAGAAGGCGCGCAACGCCATCATGAAGCGCTTCATGGAAGGCCCTGGGACGGACGTTTTCTTCATCGATTCGGACCAGGGCTGGGAGCCTGAGGCGGTGCTTCGGATGCTGGAGCGCCCCGAGGCGGTCGTGGCCGGTATCCCGCCGCGCAAGCAGGACCAGGTGAGCTTCCCGGTCATCTTCCACGATAAGCTTTATGAGGGCCGCGAGGGGCAATTCGGTCATGGGCTATTCCTGGCGCATACGGTCGGGGCTGCATTCCTGAGACTGAAACGCGCAGTGCCCGCCCTGATTCAAGCGCTTAACCCTACCAACACCTATCGAAACCCCGAGCCGGGCGCGGACCCAAACGACATCTACTACGCCTTTTTCGAGGCGGGAGTAGTCAACGGCGAGTTCTGGGGTGAGGACTATTGGTTCTGCCACAAGGTGCGCTCTGCGGGCTACCAGATATGGGTAGACCCGAACATCATGTTCAGCCACACCGGGCGCAAGCAGTGGTCGGGGAACCTGGGACACTACTTGACGAGGATTATGGACGATGCTTTACCAGGTCATGGTACTGACGGAGAAGAACCGGCCGCTGGCGATAGGGCCAAAGACGCACAAGGATCTATGCAATCAGCTCTGCCAGGCAATGGTTCAGGCCATCCGCTCGAAGCGGATCACGGGCTGGCATGACCCTATCGTGGTCCCGGTGGGACCGCATCCGGTTGCGCTGCCGACTTTCGGCACCGAAATAGGCAACATCCGCACGCTGCACGAGGTGGCGAAGCACGGCACCATGGATGAGTACGTGAAGATGCGGGAGGGCAGATGATGCAGGAGTACCCGAAGATCCTGACCCATCCGCACGCGCGGCCGGCCGAAGTGCGCCCCGAGATGGGCAAGCTCGGCGGCGGAGATATCAAGGCAGCGAGTGCTGTGCTGCCACCGGTGACGGTCTACGACGCGGAGCAGGAGGCCGAGCATCGCTCCCGAGGGTATGTTGGGCCTGGAGTACCGCCCGCTCTCATCGTGGGCGCAGGATCCATGAGCGGACTGCCCGCTGGCTACGTGGCTCAAGAGTACCCCAAGTGGGTAGGGGATCGGATCGTGCATTCGGACGCTGAGGAGCGCGCCGCGTTTCGCGAGTTGCAGGTAATCGAGGGGGCGCGCGAGCTTGATCCGGGACCGATAGATCCGCCGCCGGGTGAGAAGAATTATCCTTCATTAAAGGAGATCGTGACCGAGTACCGCGCGAACGGTTATGGCTGGAAGGACATAGCCGCAGACCTCACTCAAAGCGGTATGCCACATCCCGTGACCGGAAAACATTGGACGGCTCAGACTGTGGGATATTGGGCTAGCCGTAATGGGATACGCTGATGCAAATCTCGGACGTGGGGCTTGACCTGATAAAGACCCTGGAAGGGTTCCGAGGTGACGCCTACCGGGATCTACGAGGAGTCGTGACCATCGGCTACGGGCACATCGGGGCGGACGTGCATATTGGAGATCGCATCGATGCGGAGCAGGCCATGAGGTTGCTCATGGATGACTTGGCGCGTGCGCAGGCGTGCGTCAATACCATAGCGCAGGGACGTGAGCTGACTCAGGGCCAATTCGACGCCTTGGTGAGCCTGACGTTCAATATCGGCTGCACCGCTATGCAGGATTCAGTGCTTGCGCATGATGTGCATCTAGGCGCAATGCAGCTTGCCCTCGTTGAGATGTTTCGCTGGGTGCACGTGAACGGTGAAATGAGCCAAGGTTTGCTCAACAGGCGCATGGCCGAAGCACGGAGGTTCGTGAGCTGATGGCTACCGCGCAAGACATCATCCAGTTGGCGCTGCAAGAGATCGCGGCCTATGGGTCGAACGAGACCATGAGCGCCGCGGATGCGACCTTGGGACTCACGGTGCTGAACGCTATGGTCGACCAGTGGAGCAACGAGAACCTCATGTGCTATGCCCGCTTGGAGCTGTCCAAGGTGCTCGTGCCGGGCAAGGCGGCCTATACCATCGGGCAGAGCGGGACACCGGATATCTCGGCCGCCCGCCCGCTCTCCATCGATACAGCCTACGTTCAGGACGACCAGGGCAACAATTTTCCGGTGGACCTCTATGAGCAGGACCGCTGGGCCTGGCTACAGAATAGATCGCTTCAAAGCCAGCTTCCGACAGTGCTGTATTACGATGACCAGTACCCGAACGGCATCATCAACCTTTACCCCGTTCCGTCCATTGCTTACAAGCTGTTCATCGATGTGTTGTCTCAGTTAAATGAATTCTCCTCGCTCACCACGCCGCTATCGCTGCCGCCAGGATATCAGGACGCCATCACGCATAACCTGGCGCTGCGCCTGACGCCATACTTCGGGCTCACGCCTACCGATCTGGTCAAGGAGTTGGCCGCTGATAGCCGGGGCACCCTGAAGAGGAAGAATCTTCCGGAGGTTATCGCGGACTTTGACCCCGAGCTTACTCGTGGGGCGTCTGGAGGATACAACTTCCAGCGGTTCCGCGAAGGGAGATAACAATGAAGGTGCCCCTGTTCGGGCTGGGACAGCGGGGCAAGAGCCCGCAGGTGACAGCGCAGAGCCGCGTCAACTGCTATGTGGAGATCCAGCCCGAAGAGGACCGCACCAAGATTGCGATCTACCCTACGCCGGGACTTACGCTTTTCTGCGCGGTGGGCGCGTTACCATCGCGCGGGTTATGGCCTATCGATGCATACCTCTACACGGTCCACGGTAATCAGCTCTTTCGGGTGAGCTCGGCCGGCGTGCTGTCCGCCCCTCTCGGGCAGTTATCGACCAGCGCGGGCCAGGTCGATATGGCCGACAATGGCACTCAGCTCATCATCGTGGACGGGGCGAACGGCTACATCTACAACACAGCGACCGGCGTATTTTCGACCATTGGCGGCGGCTTTCCGGGGAACCCGGATTATGTCGTTTATCAGGATACCTATTTCATCGTTGCGCCGGCCGCGAGCAATCAGTTTTTCGTTTCCGCATCACTGGACGGTACCAGTTGGAGCGCGGCCAACTTCGCGACTACTCAGACCTCGCCAGAGGACATCCAGCGGGTAGCGGCGGCGAACAACATCCTGCACCTTTTCAGCGAATTCTCTACTGAGTTCTGGCAGAACACCGGAGGCATAGATTTTCCGTACTCTCGCATCTCCGGTGCCGCGGCATCCTGGGGACTGCATGCGTGCTGGTCTCTTGCGCCGTTATCCGGCTCGCTCGCGGGGCTGTTCCAGGACCGGATGGGGCAATTCTTTGCCGGCATGCTGAACGGCTTCCAAATCCAACGGCTCTCGAACGCCGAGATCGAGTCGATCTGGACGCAGTATCCGGTATCGACCGACGCGGTGGGACACGCCTACCTGTTGGGCGGACACCCTATGTATCAACTCTCGTTCCCAGCGCAGGGCGCGAGCTGGCTATACGATGCCTCGTCTAAGGTATGGTCGCAGCTCAAGGACTCGAACGGCGGCCGGCACTGGGCGCAGCGGTTCGCCCACTTCGACGGGCCGGAAAAGAACATCGTGTCGGACTACCGCAACGGTAACCTGTATCAGATAGATGCGGCAGCAGCAACCGATAACGGTTCGGCCATTGTCACCGAGCTGGTGAGCCGGCATATTTCTCAAGATGAAGATTTTCTCATCATCAATGAGCTCGAGTTGATCTTAGAGAAAGGTGTCGGACTAACTTTGGGCCAGGGCGTAAATCCACAAGTGATGCTCTCGGTAAGCAAGGACGGCGGCGTGAGCTACGGGCCTGAGCGCTTTGCGAGCCTGGGCGCGGTCGGAGCGACCACCACGCGGGCGCGGTTCCTGCGCCTTGGATCTGCGCGTGACTGGACGTTCAAGCTTCGGATATCGGACCCGGTGAAGCGTGTCATTACCGGGGGCTCCATCAACGCGCACAAGGCATCCTCGTGAGGTAAGCATCATGGCAGCAATCGGCGGACCTAACATCCAAGTGCCGGGCGCGGCTTCCCCGCTGGTAACGCTTCTCAAGCGCTCAGGGGATCTCCTTGCGCTGCTGACGCAGGAGTGGGCGACCTTCTTCAGCACGGCAGCCAAGCTCTTGTGGGCCGGGACCCGCAGTGGAACGACCGCGCAGAGGCCCACGTCCGCAGTCTCGCCGCGGTGGATCGGCCTGTGCTTTTTCGACACTACGCTCGGCAAGCCCGTGTTCCTGAAGAGCATCGGGCCTGATGTGTGGGTGGACGCCAGTGGAGCAGTAGTGTGAAACCGTATTTCATCCTCGCCACGCCGCGAAGCCGCACCACATGGCTAGCTGCCTATCTCTATCGGGATAAGTGCCCCGTGCGCCACGACGCGAGCATCTATTACCCATCGCTCGAAGCCTTTGCGCAAGCGATAGAGATGCAGGGCTTTGCCGTGGTCGACACGGCGCTCGCCATTCACTGGCGATGGCTGAGAGAGCGGTTCCCGCAGGCGCCGCTCGTGTGCATCATGCGCTCATATGACGAGGTGATCGCGAGCGCCAAGCGCATCGGCATTGTTCCGGGACCTCTTCTGCGCCGGATCTATGCCGAGGTTGCCTTGTGCGCGGTCAACGGCGACAGCCTGCTCATGACGTATCAGGATCTATCGTTCGAGTCCCGCTTAGCGGAGCTTTGCGATCACATCGGCGTGCCCTGGGACCTTGCACGCTACAAGGAGATGTCCGAGATGCGTATCGATACGATGATGTCCGCCAACATGCGCCGCATGCTGGAAGAGAACAGCGGGGTATATCTGCATGCGCATGCGTAATGAGAGCGGTCCGTTTTCCGGTCATCGTATCCAACCGCGCGGTATTCTGGGCTTAGCACTCGGGGCTGCTCAGCTCGTCAGTGGCGGGGCGCAAGCCTATAACGCCCTGACAGGCGGTGGCGGCGGTGGAGGTGGAGGCGGCGGCGGCTTCGGAGGTGGCATAAGCGATATCCTGCAAGCGCTGCCGCAGCTCCTACAGGTGGCCGCTCCCTACCTGTCGCAGCAGCAGACGCAGAACATTATTGACCGGATCAGGCAAATCCAGATGGGTGCTCTTGGGCAGGTGACAAACCTCGCCCAAGGCTCGCAACAGCAGCAGCTCGGAGCGTTACAGCAGGGCCTAGGAGCGGCCCAGGGGACCTTGATGGGCGCCGGGCAGTTGTCAGCCCAAAGCTTGCAGGATGCCGTCAACCAGGCGGTACAGTCACGGCTCGCTGGTGGCATGGGCGCAGGCAACCAGCTTGTCAACTACCTCAACGCCGCGGTCCCTGCTATTCAGCAGGGGTATGGCATGGGTATAGGCGCGCTTGCGCCTTTCGCCGGCGCAGGCCAGAATTCCTTGACCGCTCTGATGCAGGGTCTCGGCCTGGGCGGAGGCCTGGGCGGCGGTGGATATCCCGCAATGGGCATGGGCGCAGCCGGATGGAACATGCCCGGAATGTCTTGGGGAGGTGCTACTCAGGCCATGGGCTCGAACCTGGGCTCGACGGGCGGCGGTGCTGCGCAAGTCTCGGGCGGCGGCAGTGCCCCCATCCCATCTGGCAG